AGACATTTAATAGAAAAGTACAAGATACTGTAAAAGAAAAGTTTCCTGATTATAAAGAAGATGTAGATGAATTACCAGTACAAGTAAAAGCTCTTGAAGTAGGAGAAAGTTTTGAGGATAGAAGGATTAATAATCTTAAGAATCAAGGTATTGACTTAGAAAAACCTCATGATTTAGTTTATTTTGATGGTACTAGAAAACATAAATCTGTATGGAGAGCTATGAGAAGAGGTCATACAAGTGTTAATGGAGAAGAGTTTCCTAATAGACCTTTTAATAATAGGAAAGATAAAAAAATTAATGAGATTAAAAAAGACATTTATGGAGAATACAAAAAAGTTGCCAGTAGAGAATAAGACTACTACTGAAGAATATAATAATATTCCTGTACATTATTGTAGTAAATGTCTCTCATTAAAAATAATGAATTACGATAATAGTATAAGTTACTGTGATGATTGTGGTAGTACTGAAATAGAATCTACTCATATAAATAATTATTTACAACTAGTTAAAAACAAAAAAGAAGAAGATGGAAAAAGGAAATAAACTACATATTGTAGAAAAAGAAACAATATCTGATGACAAAGAAGTATTAGAAAGTGTTCAATCTAAACAAGAAGAGGTTAATCAAGAAGTATCTTATGAGCAAATGAAAACAATTGCTATACAAGCTACTCAACAAACAGAAATGCTTCAAAAAGAGTTACAAAGACTTCAACAAGAATCATTCTATATTAGATTAGACTTTTTATTTAAAGTAGTACAGTTTAATAAATCATTTCCACCATCATTTGTAAATAAATGTGCAAAAGAAATTGAGAGTAGTATGACTATTCCTGATTTAAAAAAATAAATATTAAGAGGTATGGCTAAAAATATAAATATACTTAGAATACCTACCTCATTAAATACTAAGTTTTTTAGATATTGGTTTGAATTTTTAGAACCAGTACATAAGTTAACTGGGAGAGAGATTGATGTTATTACCTCTTTTATTAAACATAGGTATTTATTATCTAAAGTAATTCAAGATGAAGATATTTTAGATAAGGTAGTCATGAGTGAAGATACTAAAAAGAAAATTAGAGAAGAATGTGACATTACTCTTTCTCATTTTCAAGTGATTATGAGTAAATTAAAAAAGAATAAACTTATAATTGATGGTAAAATAAATAAAAAGTATATTCCTAATATTGAGGAAAATGCTGGAGAATTTAGACTAATATTACATTTTGAGTTAAAGTAATATGATATATGACAAGTTATTTCAAAAAATTATTAAAGAATTAGCAGTTAAACATAATTTACCTGAAGAAGTTATTACAGTAGCTTATAGGTCTTATTGGGAGTTTGTAAAATCTACTATAAAAGAATTAGAACTAAAAGAAGGTATAACTGAAGAAGAGTTTAATAAATTAAGAACTAACTTTAATATACCTAGTATAGGTAAACTATATGTAACTTGGGATAAATTAGAAAAAATAAAAAAGAGAAGAATCTATATTAAAAATTTAAGGGAGAAGAAAGATGATTAAATTAAAGAAAATTACACCAATGTTTAATGGTATTATCACCACTGCTGATGTATATGAGCAAGATAGTGTATCAGCAGCAGGTATAATTGATGGTAAAACTAAGAAAGGTGCTTTAAAAGAGTATCAGACTGTAATATCAATTGGTAGTTCTGTTAGAGCTTGTAAAGTAGGAGATATGATTTGTGTAAATCCTAAAAGATATGAAGTTAGAAAGTATGGTAAGGATAGCACCAAAGAAGCTATGGTTGAAAATTATAATACAGTTGTTAGTTATAATTTTAATTTCATTGAGATTAATGATGAGTTATGTTTGCAATTATATGATGATGACATCAAATATGTAGTAGATGAATTTGAAGAAGTAGATGACCCAGTTATGGAACCACCTAAAGAGAAAAGTAATTTAATTTTACCACCAACCAATCTAATATTACCATAATACTTAACAATTAAAAGCCTTTCTTACCAGTTAGGCTTTTTCTATATAAATTAAAATATGAAACTAGTAAAATTTGAGAATTATAAACTTACTATAAGTGAAGAAGCTTTATTTATAAAGTCTTTTGCAGCTCTATGGGATAGAGATAAATCAGTAGATAAAAGTAAAGCTTTATCAGAATTAGGATTTATTTACTTTCAATGTGACCCAAGAAGTGACTACATGTATCTTGATGATGAAAATGAAAGATTTGAAAAGATTAAACAAAGTGAAGGTTTACCTTCTAATTGGAAACCTGATAAATTAATATTAGCAGCTATTAAAGATTATTTACCATTAGTTAATACAACTAGTTCATTATTATTAGAAGATACTAGAGGAGCTATAGCTAAAATTAGGAAGTTTTTAAGAGAATTAGATATGGATGCTACTGATGATAAAGGTAAACCAAAGTATACTATTAATACTATTACTTCTGCTGTTAATCAGATGCCTAAATTAGCTAAAGACTTAACTGTTGCTGAGAAAGAAATATCTAAAGAAATTACTGAGAATAGTAGAATGAGAGGTAAAAAAGAAAAGAAAATATGTGAGGATGGTATGTAATGGCTAATATAAAATATACATTAAGAGTAGAGGATTTAGCAATAGCTTTAAATAATCTTACTGGAAGTAAAGGACTTTATGTTATTAAAAGAAACATAGAAAAGAATGAACTCTTTGGAGCTATTAAAATCTTTACTATTGAACTATTATACAAAGAAATAGGTAAAGAAATAGTATCAGTATTAAGAAGTATTAGAAGTAATAAATGTACTACTGATGTAGAAGAATTAAATAACTGGAATGAAGTAAGTATTGAGTTTACAAAAGAAGTATTAAACTATATAAAATGGAAGAAATAATATTAAATAAGTATCAAACTCCTATTACAGAAGAGTATTTAGAATCTCTAAATCCTGAAGTAAAAGATGATTTATTAGATGCTATTACTAATATTGAATTTATAAAAAGATTAATAAGTCCTGATAGAAAATATGCTAAAGATTTAGATAGAAGAGCAGTAAGTATAGTTACTGATATTACTACTAATACAAGAGTAATTGAGAATAGAATTATAGTAGATATAGTTAATCCTCATATACTTGAAGATATGGAATATTTTAGACCAACAGGTAATCATTTTAGACAACATGGTACACTTACTAACTTAAGACCTAATGCTAATCCTAGTAGTGAATTTGGTAAATGGTTAAGACAAGAAAAGTTAAGAATTTGGTATGGAATGGTTAGACCTAGTGATGGTGAATGGATTACAGGAGATATGTATTTTTATTTAAACTATACTCCAATTATTCAATCTAAAATTAGAGAAGGTACTAAACAAGCTGATAGAGTTATTGACTTCCCTGAGGTATGGGAAGGTATTTACTTATGGTTTCATTATCAAGACCAAGCTAGAAATGGAGGTATATATAATAATTGGGAAGGAGCAGAACATGCTATACAGATAGCTAGACGTGGAGCTAGTAAGAGTTATAGTGCTGCTGCAAGACTTGCCAAGCTATTTATATGTGGAGAGAATGAGTTAGCATGTAAGTCAGTAAAAGGAGCTGTTACAGCTTATCAGAAAGAGTATTTAACTAAAGATGGTATTCTTAATAAGTTTATTGATATTATAGATTTTAATGCTGAACATACTCAATTTCCTTCTCAAAGATTAAAGGATTCTTTGGCAGATATGTCATGGATGATGGGATATAAAGATGCTGATACTAATACTAATAAGGGTACAGGTAATGAAGTTTTAGGTATATCAGCAAAAGATAATACTGATAAATCCAGGGGTAAAAGGTCTAATATTTTTATCTATGAAGAATTTGGAGCTTTCCCTAAATTTATTGATACATGGGGAGTTAATAAATCAAATGTTCAGGAAGATGATATTGTATTTGGTCAAGCTGTAGGATTTGGTACAGGAGGTTCTGAAGGTTCAGATTTTAGTGGAGCTTTAGAAATGATTTATAATCCTATTGGTTATGGTGTATATGCTTTACCTAATGTATATGATAAAAATAGTCAAGGTAAACAAAAGACTGTATTCTTTTTTGGTTCTTATCTAAATAGAAAAGGATGTTATAATAAGGATGGAGTATCTGATGTTATATTAGCTTTAACTAGAGAGTTTGAAGCTAGGTTTAAAGTTAAATATAATAGTAGTGACTCAATGGCTTTAACTAGAAAAAAAGCAGAGCAAGCTATTACTATTCAAGAAGCTGTAATGAAAAGAGAGGGAACTATTTATCCAGTAGCTGACCTTACAGATAGATTAAATGAATTAGATTTTAATCCTAAAAGTTATGATGATATCTTAGTAGGACTCATCTCTTTAGATAAGGATGCTGTAGTTAGATTTAAACCTAGTAGTGAAGTTAAACCTATTAGAGAATTCCCACATAAAGATAATAAATTAGAAGGATGTATTGAGATACATGCATTACCAGTAATGGATTCTAATAATAAAGTTTATAGAGGTAGATATATTGCAGGTATTGACCCTTATGATGATGATGCTTCAGGTACTTTATCTTTAGGTTCTTTATATATTTTAGATTTATATACTGATAAAATTGTATTTGAATATACAGGTAGACCTATGTTTGCTAATGATTTTTATGAGATTTGTAGAAGAGCTTTATTAATGTATAATGCTGAGTGTAACTATGAAAATAATAAGAAAGGTTTATTTACTTATTTTTCTACTCATAATTGTACTTACTTATTATCAGATAATCTTGAGTTTTTAAAAGATAAAGCTTCTACTAAGGTTGAAGCAAACTATGGAAATAAAGCTAAAGGTACTATATCATCTGCTCCTATTAAAGCTTATGGTAGGAGAGCAATTAAAGAATGGTTATTAAAACCTTATACTGTTACTAAAGTTATTGATAAAGAAGAAGTAGATGTAAAAGTACCTTTTCTTACTCAACTTAACTCAAGAGCACTTATCAAGGAATTAATACTATGGAATCCTGATGGTAACTTTGATAGACATGATGCTTTAGCTATGCTTATGTTAATAAGAGAAGATAAGTTAAGGTTATTTGGTACTAATACTCCTTCAGAATCTTTAGGTAAAGAGAGAGGAAGTGAATTAGCAGATGACCCATTTTTTACAAATAACTATAAACCTTATAAAGAAGATACTTTTACTAAGAATTACAAGGCATTAGGACTACATTTAGATAATAATCAAGAGTAAATTTAGTAATAAACTATACCTAAATACATTAGTTTTTTAATTATCTTATTGTATATATCATAAAATTTACATATCTTTGTATTTTAAAATTTAAAAAAATATGTTTCAAAATAATTTACCTCCACAACAAATATCCTTCTTAAGAAAAAATAAAGAATGGAGAAAGAAACATTTAGACTGGGCAGACCACAGAACATTTGCTACTGATAGTTTAGTAAGAAACTCTGTTATACATAAAAGAATCAATTATGATTTACTTAATGGTAAACTTAATGTAGATGATATGAATCAAGTATTAAATCCTGACTCTATACAAGCAGGATTTATACCTGAACATATTACTCATTATCCTATTATGAATGCTAAATTAAATGTTCTTAGAGGTGAAGAATCTAAAAGAAGATTTGATTTCAGAATGATAGTAACCAATCCAAATGCTATATCTGAGATAGAAGATAAAAAGAAAGAATTATTATTTGCTGATGTAAAAAAATTAGTATCTAAGAATGGCTTATCAGATGACCAGTTTAATGGTGAACTAGATAAAATAAATGACTATTATAGTTATGAGTATCAAGATATTAGAGAGATTAGAGCTAATGCTTTAATACAACATTATACTAAAGAATTAGAAATTCCTACTACATTTAACGCAGGTTTTGTAGACGCTATGAGTGTTGGTGAAGAAATTTATCAATCTGATATAGTATCAGGAGAACCAACCTTTCAAAGAATTAATCCATTAAAAATAAGAATATTTAGGTCAGGATTCTCTAACAGAATAGAAGATGCTGATATTATTGTGCTTGAAGATTTTTGGAGTCCTGGTAGAATTATTGATAATTATTATGATGCATTATCTCCAGCAGATATGGATTATATTGAACATTTACCTCAAGCTGCTTATGCAGACCAAATGGGTAATATAGATGAAAGAAGAGCCTTTATTAATGTTAATGATTTAAGTGGTACTACAGAAGAAGGTGTAGTAATTGATAGTTATGCATTATTTACAGGACCATCAGCTACTAATAATTACTATGATAATAGTGGTAATATTAAAGTACTTAGAGTATATTGGAAGTCTAAAAGAAAAATTAAAAAAGTAAAATTCTATGACCCTGAAACAGGTGAACCTGATTTTAAATTTTATCCTGAAACTTATACAATAGATAAAAATAAAGGAGAAGAAGAAAGTATTTATTGGATTAATGAAGCTTGGGAAGGTACTAAAATAGGACAACATATTTATTTGAATATGAGACCTAGATTAGTTCAGTATAATAGATTAAGTAATCCATCAAGATGTCACTTTGGAATAGTAGGAACATTATATAATTTAAATGATTCTAGACCATTCTCAATGGTTGATATGATGAAACCTTATAATTATATGTATGATGCTACTCATGATAGATTAAATAAAGCAATTGCTTCTAACTGGGGTAAAATACTTGAGTTAGATTTAGCATTAGTTCCTAAAGGATGGGATGTTGAGAAATGGTTATACTATGCTAAAATTAATCATATAGCTATTAAAGATAGTTTTAAAGAGGGTAATATTGGAATAGCTACAGGTAAGTTAGCAGGGTCAATGAATAATGCTTCTAAGGGAGTAATTGATGCTGAAACAGGTTCTTATATTCAACAACATATAAATCTACTTGAGTTTATTAAAATGGAAATGGCTGAAGTAGCAGGTATTTCTAAACAAAGAGAGGGACAAATAAGTAATAGAGAAACAGTTGGAGGAGTTGAAAGGTCTAATTTACAATCATCACACATAACTGAATGGTTATTCTTACAACATGATAATACTAAAAAAAGAAGTTTAGAGTGTTTTATAGAAACAGCTAAAGTAGCTATGAAAGGTAGAAGTAAGAAATTTCAATATATCTTACCTGATGCTTCTTATAGATTAATGGATATTGATGGTGATGAATTTGCTGAATGTGATTATGGTTGTGTTATAGATAATTCTAATGGTACAGCTGAATTAGCTTCTAAGTTAGATACATTAGCTCAAGCAGCATTACAGAATCAAACACTTGACTTCTCTACTATTATGAAGATATATACTACTACTTCATTAGCTGAGACTCAAAGAATTGTAGAAAAGAATGAACAAGCTATGCAAGAAAATAAACAAAAATCTGAGCAAGCTCAACAACAACATGAACAATCTATTGAGCAAATGAAGCAACAAAATATTATTAATAGTAATCAATTATTAGATTCAATGAATCAAAGAGATAATGAAACTAAAATAACAGTTGCTACTATAACTGCTAATGCTAAGAGTCAACAACAACAAACCCAAGAGGAAGATACTCAAGAATATGACCCAGTTGCACAAGCTAAATTGTTTGAAGATATGAAACAATTTAGTTTAGAACATGGATTAAAAATTGATGATTTACAATTTAAGAAGAAAGTTCATGCTGATAATATGGATATTAAAAAGCAAGACATTGCTATTAAGAGACAGAATGCTAATAAGAAAACTACTAAATAATAAATATAATGATTATAATTTTAAATTTAATTAAAGATTTTATATTAAAACATAAGAAAGTTTTAATAAGTACTATAGGTATATTAATAACTTTATTAACTATAGTAATAATGAAGTCTACTATTAATAAACTTGAGAAAGATTTAAATGCTTCTGTTATTAATAATAAGGCATATAGTAATGAAAACTCAACTCTTAAGAATAATACAAGAGTTTTCTTATTAACTATAGACCAATTAAATGATAGCAAAGATTCTTTAAATGTTTCTTTGAATGATACTAAGAAAGCTCTAAAAATTAAAGATAAAAATTTAATTGCTATGCAGAGTATTAAAGACCATTTTACTAAGAAAGATACTACTATTTTAAGAGATACTACTTTTGTTAAAGGTTTAGATATAGATACTATAATTGGAGATAAATTTTATACTCTTAATTTAAGATTACAATATCCTAATATCATAACTGACTCTATATCAATTGTAAATACTAAACAGATTTTTATATCAAGACAAAAAGAAACTATTAACCCTCCTAAAAAATTCTTTTTATTAAGATGGTTTCAGAAGAAACAAGAGGTTATAATAGTAAATATTAAAGATAGTAATCCTTATATCATAAAAGACCAAGATAGATTCATACAAATATTTAAATAAATAAAGATACATGACAACACTAATAGGAGGATTAATATCAGCACTTCTAATTATCCTAGGATATGTGGTAGGTATAAGAAAAAATGATTCAGAGGTTAGAAAAAATGATGCTGATACTGCTAAAAGTACAGCTGAAACTAAAAAGATAGAATTAGATACAAGAACAGAAGAAATAAAATTCTATGATACTTTATCTAAAACTATGACTGAACATAATAAAAGATTATTAATACAAAATGAAGAATTAATTAAAACTGTTCATAGGTTAGATGATAGGATTAAAGCTCTTGAAAATACTGTAGAGAAAATGACCTGTAATAATGCTCTTACTTGTGATAAAAAAATAAATATTAAGGCAAAATAATATGGATGATTTATTAGTAATATTTGATGTAGTTTCTGAGGGTAGTACTTTTCCAGGAGTAGAATTAGAAGTATATGAAGAAATAGCAGTAGAAGGGTCAGTTGACCCTACTCTTATTCCTGTTGATTTAACAGGAGCTTCTATTATTATGAACTGTGTTAAATCTAACATGGTTCATGCTATATATTCTACTGATAATGGTAAACTAGTTATTGGTACTACTGAAATAATTAATGGTGTTACTCAAAGTGTTACACATAAGATAATTATGCCTGAACATATACCCACTTTAACTCATGGTACATATGACTTTGACTTTAATATTACCTTAGCTAGTGGTGATAAAATCACTGGATTTGCTAAAGGACAATGGAAAATAACTAACCCTATAACTAAATTATAATGCAAACTTTCAGGATAATAGTTAACCAAACTACTCAATCCTATAATGTTGTTGTAAAAAATATCATAAGGTCTTATGTTATACAAGCAAATAGTATAAGATGGAAAAGTTTAGGAGAAAGGGGACCAGCTGGTAGAGATGGTAAGTCTGCTTTTGAACTTTCTCAAGATGCAGGATTTACTGGCTCTTTAGATGATTTTACTAAAGCACAAAAAGGAAAAGATGGATATACTCCTATAAAAGGAGTAGATTATTTTGATGGTAGTAGAGGTGTAGATGGTTATACTCCAATTAAAGGTAAAGACTATTTTGATGGACATACTCCAGTTAAAAATGTTGATTATTTTGATGGAAGAGATGGTAATACTCCTTATATACAAGATGGTAATTGGTGGATTAGTCAATTAGATACAGGTATTTCTGCTAATGGTATAGCAGGTATAAGTCCTAATATTGGGACTAATGGTAATTGGTTTATTGGTACTACAGATACTGGTGTATATGCACAAGGTCCTGCGGGTGACCCTACATTATTATTAGATGATACTCAAGTTAGTTTAACTAAAACTTATAGTTCTAGTTATATTAATAGTAACTATGAAAGAATTATAGGATTAGGTAATAGTAATCAATACTTTAATGGATTAAAACAATGGGTTAATTTTCCTACTATTCCTACTCAGTATACTGATACAATGGCTAGAGCTGCACAATATACAGCTAATGGTACAACAACAGGATTACTTACTTATACAGACTTTTTAGTTTTTAATGCTAAAGTTACATTTCCTGGATTTGGTACTAGTCATGTTACAGCAGCTTATGGTGACCATAGCCATAGTGGAATATATCAACCAGTTGGAAGTTACCTTACTTCATATACCGAGACTGACCCCATATTTACTGCTTGGAATAAGTCTACAGGAATTAGTATAACTAAATCACAAGTATTAGACTTCCCCACACAGTTATCCCAATTTACTAATAATTTAGGAAACTATGGGGGATATCTAACTAGTATTACCTCAAGTCAAATTACTACAGCTTTAGGTTTTACTCCATATAATGCTACCAATCCTAATAATTATATTAGTAGCATAACAAGTTCACAAATAACAAATGCACTAGGTAGTCAAACTGCTAATATGGTATATGCATCACCTAATGGAAGTGCAGGTAATCCATCATTCAGATATTTACAATCAGCTGATATACCAAGTGGAGTCAATGCATATATTTGGAATCAAACCTCTCAACAGTCAGCTACTATAAATGTAAGTGGTAGTGTAACAGGGACTGGTGGCTTATTTAAAAGTGACTATTATATGTCATCTCCAAATGGGGGATTATTTATAACATCTAATGGAGGTTTTACAGGAGCAATAACTATAACTCTACCTGCTTCAATAGGTGCTACTATGACAAGCATGTGGATAGATGTTTATAACTATGCTGCTGATACTAGCTTTTCTGTTCAAGTTGGTGGATATACCTATACTGGGAATACATGGGCTAATAGTCCATTTGCTATAGTATATGGTGCTGATTATACAGTTAGATTAGGTCATAATGGGACTAACTTTGTGATTTATATAGGTGAAACTTCTACAACATGGTCTTACCCACAAGTATCAGTAAGAGATATTATTTTAGGTTATGCAGCATCTACTACTAATTGGAAAAATAGTATAGGAGTATCATTTTCAACATCTTTTTTAAATGTTACTGCAACTTGTACAACAAAAGCATGGACAACTAAAAATTTTTCACCATCTAATTATTTACCTTTAACAGGTGGTTCATTAAGTGGTTCACTAAATATAACTGGTTCTAATTGGCTTAATATGACAACAGCAACTTACTCTAATGTTGCTATACTTACAGGAAATTGGGTAGGTGCAGGTATATGGGGTTTTGGAAATGAAAATGGACATATTTTAAAATTTGACCAAGTTTCAGGACAAGCATTTCAAGGGGCAAGCGATATAACTTTAAAATTAGGAACTAAAACAGTTATTGATAGTAGTTCTATTGGTGCACAATCAGTAAACTATGCATCTACAGCAGGCAGTGCAGGTTATGCAGGAAGTGCAAATGGTATTAGTCTAGGTACAGCTATAACAAACCTAAACACATTCTATACATCAAATGGTAATTCAATCCAATTTGCCCAATATGGAGTTGGGACTACTGGTATACCTACATTTAACAGTGCTGCATTCGATGGATTTGTTATGAATTTTAATTGGTATTCAACTAATGCTAATAGTTATGGCTCTCAAATTGCTTTTGGTAATGATAGTGCTAGTGGTCAAGAGGAGATTGCATTTAGAGGTCGCGATATAAATGGCAATCAAGGTACTTGGAAACAGATATTTCATAGTGGAAATATTGCTAGTTTACAAACAGCATTTGGTACTCCTTGGACATCAGCTGGTTATTTAGCAAGTTCTGCAGCAAGTTATGTTACAAATGGATATCAGAAACTTAGTAATGGATTCATAATACAATGGGGACAAGCAACAGCAAACAATACAGTTTATTTCCCAGTTGCATTTACTACAAGAGTATTCTATATAGGTGGTAGCAATATATCAAACAATAATACAGAAGCATTCTCTATAACTAGTTTAACCCTATCTAGTTTCTACTTTAATGAGTATGGAAAGACAAATACTGGTAACTGGTTAGCTATGGGATATTAATATAGTGATAAATACATATACATATTCAGTTTAGTATTAATAAAATAATAAATAGCTTGTATATATAAAATATTTTTCTTATATTTGTATATTAATTTAATAAAATAATAAAAAAAGATTATGGAAATTACAAAAACAAATGAAACTACTACTACAGAAGCTAATGTAATTATAGGTAGTATTATTTATACTTTTAACTATGTATCAAAGGATTCTAAAGTTCTAAGTTTAAATGGAAATGCAGTTATAGATAGTAAAAATATAGCTACTTTTAATGTATATCCTTCAGGGATTACATCTAATAGTAATATTAATTTTTCTGCTGATTGTACTATTGATAATAAAAAATTAATAGTAGGAGATGTAGATGATATCTATACTACAATAAGTAAATAATTAATTAATTTTAAAAAGGGGAGATGAAAAATTACAAAGTAAAAATGCTATTTGAAGGAGTATCAGAACTATTAAACTATTGTTATAAACAAAACATTAAAAATATAGTTCTTACTACTAGATTGAATCAAAATTTAATTCTTTTAAAAGATGCTACAGAAATCATAGATAAATGTGTATCTCAAGAATTAAAAGACTTGGAAAAGAAAGCTTGGGAAGCTTTAGAATTAAAGAAAAAAGAAATGATTGAAGCAAAAGAATCAATTGATAATCTTAATTTCTTTGATGCTCTTAAATTACTATCTGAGGAAGAAAGAGAGAAACATACAGAGTTAATGAAAGAGTATGAGAAAGATATGGATAAAGAATATGTGATTAAACTTATTCTTATTGATGTTGAAGATTTAAAAAATACATCAATTGACCCAAGATACTCACCTTTATTAGCTGAATTAATAACAAAATAATATGGAACTATTAGTTAAAAGAATATATTTAGCTCCTGATTATACTATAGGTAAACTTAGTATAAATGGAGTTTATTTCTGTGATACCTTAGAAGATACTAACAGAGATATTAATAAAGATGGTAAGTTTGATAATAATGAAGCTAAAGTATTTAGTAAAACATGTATTCCTTTTGGAAAATATGAAGTAACTATGACTTACTCTAATCATTTTAAAAGAGTATTACCTTTACTTATTAATGTACCTTCCTTTGCAGGAGTTAGAATACATTCAGGTAATGATGTTGAAGATACAGAAGGTTGTATTTTAGTAGGTAATAATACTGCAAAAGGTAAGTTAACTACATCAAGAGTTGCTTCAGATAAGTTAAATCAATTAATAACAGAAGCTATTAAGACTGAGAAAGTTTTTATAACTTTAGAGTAAAATTAGTATTATAAATAATTTCAAAGTATAAGTAAAAAACTTAATGATTTGCATATATTAAGTTTTTTACATATCTTTGTTTAATAAATTAAAAAGGGAGAACAATTTATGCCAGGATTTGATAAAATTGATGAATTAGATATTGAAAATATCTTTATGGATGAAACTGAATTAGGGTTTGAAGATAAAGATAAAGTAGATAATTCTGATGAAGATAAAGATAAAAAGATAGAAACTAATGAGGTGGATGAGAATAATTTATTCCCAACATCAGAGAGCGTAGTTAGTGAAGATAAAGACAACAAGGACAAGGAGGACACCAATCTTGAGAAAGATAAAGATAAACAAAGTGCTTCTCCCAACACCTACTCTTCTCTTGCTAAAGCTTTAAAAGATGAAGGTGTCCTACCTGACCTTGATGATGATTTCTTAAAGACAGTTACTGATGCTGAAACTTTTGTTACAGCTATGGAGAAGCAAGTAGAGTCTAAACTAGAAGAATCACAAAAAAGAATTAAAGATGCTCTTGATAGTGGAGTAGAAACCTCAGAGATTAAATATTTTGAGAATACTATTAGTTATTTAAATGGTTTAACTGAAGAGTTTATTTCTGAAGAAACTGAGCAAGCTACTAAACTTAGAGGACAATTAATATTTCAAGATTATATTAATAAAGGATTCTCAGAAGAAAGAGCACAAAAGCAAGTAAATAAATCAATAGCTTCAGGTTCTGATATTGAAGATGCTTTAGAAGCATTAGTAAGTAATAAAGAACATTTTGTTGGTAAGTATGAAGATACTATTAAAGCAGCTAGAACTGAAGTAGAAAATGAAAAGAAAGCTATTAAAAAAGAAGCTGCTGAGCTAGAAAAAAAGATATTAGAAACAGAGAAGCCTTTCTCTGATATAGTACTTAATAAAGATACAAGAAAGAGAATATTTGATAATGCTAGTAAACCTATTTTTAAAGATGAAGAAGGTAATTACTATACAGCTATTCAAAAGTATCAAAAAGAAAATAAATCTGATTTCCTTCATAAAGTAGCTGTTATTTTTACCCTTACTGATGGGTTTAAAAATATGGATAACTTAATTAAAGGTGCTGTTAAAGCTGAGAATAGAAAGAGTATGAAAGAATTTGAGCATACTCTTATCAATAATAGCAGTTTATCTAATGGTAACTTAGAGTTTGTAGGAGGTATTGAAGATAAAGAGAAACATATAGGTCTAAGATTAGACGTATAATAATAAAGTATTTTATAAACAAGATTAAAAAAATTAATAAGAAATGGCACAATTAGGAAGATTCCAAACTTACGGTTTCAGCCACTGGAAAGGTCTTACTAAAGACAATCACTTAGGAGCTATATTCCAAAGAGCACCACAGAAAGCAACTAACTTAATGGTTCAGTTGTTAGCATTACAAAGAGGTAAATCTCTTGAAACTTATCTTTCTCAATTCCCTATTAAGGAATTTGATACAGATGAGGAATATACTTGGGATGTTATTGGTAGCTCAAGAAGAAATATTCCTTTAGTAGAAGCTAGAGACCAAAATGGTAATGTTATCACTTCAGGTAATGCTGGTGTTGCAGGTGAACCTTTTTACTTAGTATTTAACGAGGATTGGTTTGCTGATGGTAATGTTATTGTAGGGGAAAAGAATGAAGTTTACCCATTGAGATTGCTTGCTGAAGGTAAAGCAGAAGGTTCTAATACAGTCTATAAGGTTGAACTTATGGGTGGAGTTATGACTGGTATGCCTTTTGATGAGTTAACCTTAGGTAAAAGATTTAGTGTTGAATACTCTCCAGTAGAAAGAGAAATGTCAAGAGGTGTAGGTGATGTAAGATTCAGCTCTCCAATTGCAATGAGAAATGAATGGTCTCAAATTAGAATCAAACATAAAGTTCCTGGTTCTATGTTGAACAAAAAATTAGCTATTGGTATACCTTTCTTAGATGAAAGTGGTAAGAAAGTAGTTGATAATATGTGGATGCACCACGTAGATTACCAAGTAGAAACAACTTTTTCTGAGGAAAAAAATAATGTTACTATGTATGGTAGAAGTAATAGAAATAGAAATGGTGAATATTTGAACTTTGGTAAATCAGGTAATGTTATTAAACAAGGTGCTGGTTTAAGAGAACAAATGGAAGTATCTAATGTTATCTATTACAATAGATTCAGTTTAAAATTAATTGAAGATGCTTTATATCAATTATCTTCTTCAAAATTAGCTTTAAATGACCGTGTATTCATTATGAAAACAGGGGAAAGAGGTGCTGCTCAATTTAGTAAAGTAGTATTAAATGAAGTATCAGGATGGACTGCATTCAAAATTAATGCTGATGCATTAGGAATGATTCAGAAAGTTCAATCACCTTTACATCAAAATGCTTTAGCTGCTGGGTTCCAGTTCACTGAATTTAGAGCACCTAATGGGGTTACTGTAAAAGTAGAAGTTGATTCATTATATGATGATGAAATTAGAAATAAAATTCAACATCCTGATGGAGGTCCAGCTGAATCATATAGATATGATATTCTTTATATTGGGTCTACTGACCAACCTAATATTCAGTTAGCTAGAATTAAAGGTCAAAATGATATTAGAGGTTATATTTGGGGTTTAAGAAATCCTTTTACTGGTGAAGTAAATAACTTTAATATGGCTCATGATGAAGATTCTGCTGTTATCCATAAAATGTGGACTGGTGGTGTATTTATCTTAGATGCTACAAGAACAATATCATTGATACCATCTATTCTTAGATAAAAAAATTAATTAGTAGGGGATTAATACTCCCCTACTTTTTATAAAAAAATAAAAAACAAAATGGGAGAGGGAGAAAAAAACAAAAAAGATTTAGATTTAGATTTAGATTTAAATGAAACTACACAGGTTTTTACTAATGATATAGTAGAACCTAGCAAAAAAAGAATTACTAAGAGAAGTGAAACTATTGAAATGGATGCACCTATATCATGTTTGAGGGATGAAGTTATCACAGTAAGACATATTCCTAGAGAATCAGGAATGATTACTAATCCTAAACATATTTTTTATGGTGGTTTAGCTGAAAATGCTACAAGAACATTTACAGTTCCTATCTTAGAAACAAGCAATACATTTGTAAATGTATTAACAACATCAGAAAAGAATTATCTTGAGGAAGCTATGGGATTAGAACCTAATGCTTTATCTATATATTTAAAACAGAATAATTTTTGGGATAATTTCAGTATTAGACTTACTAAAGGTGAAACTTATTTAAAATTATCTGACCCAACTGACTATATTAAATATAAGGTATTATTAGCCAATAAAGACTTTATTGCTCCTAATTTAACTGCCTTAAATGATAGTCCTAAAGCCACTTATCAATTCGTATTAATTGCTGAAAAAGAAGAAGCAAAAGAAAGTAATAAGAATCTTACTGCATCTATGCAAGCTTATATGATATTTGGTAAAATTAAAGATGAAAAGAAAATACTTAAATTAGTTGTAGAGACTATAGATGGTAGACCAATTAGTGCTAAATCTGATATAGAATTTATTCAAAGTAAAGCTTATGACCTTATCCAAGCTAATGCTAAACTATTTGTTCAAGTAGCTCAAGACCCTTATTTGAATATTAAAGTATTAATATCTGAAGCTTTAGAGTTTAATTTAATTAAGAAAAGAGGAGATTATTTGTACTTAGCTAGTGATAACTCACCACTTAGTAATAATAATGATGACCCAACTATTAGTAATGCTGCTAAATTTTTAAGTTTACCTAAGAATCAAGAAACTAAATTGATGTTAGAAGCTAAAATTAAAAATCTTAAATCACAAGAATAATGACTACAGCTGAATTCAGTAATCAATTTGATGTATTGTATGATAATGCTTTAAGTAATATGGCTCCTGGCTTATCAGAATATGATAAGTCAGTATTTTTGACACAAGCTCAAAAAGAAGTTATACAAGCTTATTATGGTGGAGCAGGAGATACTACTTCATTTGAAGGTACTGAAGAAGCTAGGAGAGCATTATCTACATTAGTAATAACATTTAAAAATTCAGTTATATTAGCTGATACACATTCTGAGAAGTTAGCTGCTAATAACTCTTATTTATTTAGCATACCTTCAGAAGCATGGTTTATAGCTTATGAAGAAGCTATTCTAGTTGATGATACATTACCTAGCGGAACTACTTCTACAGCTATAGTTATACCAACAACTCATGATGATTACTTTAGAACCTATAGGAATCCTTTTAGAGGACCAAATGATAGTCAAGTTTTAAAGTTAGATATCTCAGATAATAGAGTAGAATTAATATCTAAATATACTGTAGAAACTTATGTAATGAGATATATTGCAATGCCTACTCCAATTGTATTAGATACTTTAATAGATGCTGAAATAGATGGTGTTACTGTTGAAACAGAATGTGCTTTACATGAATCATTACATATGTTAATACTTAAAAGAGCTGTAGAAACAGCTACTAAAGTTTATAATTACCAAAATAAATAATTAATTGTTTAATTTAATCCAAATTTAAAAAATGGCAACATTTTCAGAAAATCAAGTAAGACATTTATTTGTCGCAAATTCTTTAGGGACAACAGGTGTAGGTGCTATATCTGTAGATAATAACTCTACTGAATTATTTTTAAAATATATAGGAGCAGATGGTCCTGTTAAAACAGATTCTATTCCATTTGCTAATGTTACACAAGCACAGGCATTTAAGTATACTAAAATGAGTAGACCTCTTAATAAGTACACTGTAGCTTTAGATGCAAATGTTAATGGTGGTGCTCCTCTTGCAGGACAAGATTATTTAACTAGAGTTAAGTTCTATGAATGGGGAAGTATATCATTTGATGACCAATACTTTAAACATGGTGTAGTACATGCTACAACAGGTATGACTGCTGAACAGTTTTATCAAGCTATGGCTGCTTCTTTAGTACTTAACATGTCAAGAGAAAAAATTCCATTGTTAAATGTAACTTTGAATGGTACTGCTGCTTCTATAGTATTAACTTCTAATGCAGGTGTTACTGTTACTGCTGATAATGTAGGAACTGCTGGTAATGCAATTACTTTTGCTATTACTGACGTAGCTGCTGCTACTGCTGCTGTAACTGTTACAGGTTCTGCTATCTCTGTTGCTTTAACTGCTGCTGCTAAGACTATTGCAGATTTAAAAGCTATCATAAATGCAAGTGCTACTGCTGCACCTTTAGTAAATATTACTGGTACAGATGCTACAGTGTTAGTAACTGAAGCTGCTAGAACTTTAACTGGAGGTACAACTACAGGTATTATACTTGAAGAAGTAGAACAACCTTGGACACTTGGTACTAAAGAATCTCAACCTCTTAATTATTTAGTTCAATGTGATAAAATTACATTAGCTGATGGTGATTATGTTTGGGGTACTTCTGTTAAAAGTGCATCTAGTAATGTAGTTTTAAATGGTAAAATCACTGCTGATATGGAATATTTCTTTGTTGGAGAAAGAGGTGACCAATATAGAAATGTAGGTTTCCCTAATGTAATTAAAACTGCTTATTTGGTTGACCCAACTGTAGCTTATAATTACATAGAAATTGATTATTTCTATCAAGGAGAAGGTACTAATGTACAGAAATCTCAAAAGCATCTTACTATTGTAGTACCTGCTATTGGAGCAAATAATGCAGCTCAAATTGCATTAGCTAATAGTATTATAGCTGCTATTACAGTAGGTGGTATAACTATTGCAGCTCTTGTATAAGAGTAAATTATACATAGTATAATAAATTTAATTAAATCCTTGTGTATATAAGATTTTTTTCTTATCTTGCACAAGGATTTTTTATTTAAAACTAAATTAATAATATGGCGACTTATAGAGAATTAATATACATCATAATTGATAAATTAAAACTTGAATCAGATGATAGTATATTTGGTGAGGAACACATAACATTTCTTATTAATAAATTTAGACCTCTTATTTTAAAACAGAGGTATTCTGATGTTAAGAAAGAAATACCTGATACAAATTTTCAATCTCTTAAATTAGAGTTACAAGCATCTCCCTCTAGTAGTATAGGAGAATTAGATGAAGCTTTACAATACATGAGAACCAAATCTAAAGTACCCTCAATAATTAATCTTAATGGTGGACAAAGGATTATAACTTTATCATCTCCAAATGATTACTGGGGGAGTAATATTACTTATGTTAATAAAGATAGATTTAAATATGTTGGTATTAATAAATTTCTTACTCAAGTAGTATATGGTTCTATTAATCCTGATGGTTATTTGTATTTAAAATCAGGAGATAGTAGATTAACTGAATTGACTTCTATAGAAATAACTACTATATTTGAGGACCCTACTAAAGTAAATGAATTTGATTTAGATTCTAATGGTAAATTTAAAGACCCTTTAGATATTGAATGTCCTTTTGAAGCTAATTTAGTTTCTATATTAATTGATATGGTAGAAAAAGAATTATTACCTTCCCAATTTAGAGTATCTGATACTACTAATAATGCTAAAGATGATGCTGCTGATGAATATAATACACATCAGAAAGCACAAAATAATTTACAAAATCCTTATTCAAGGGCACAAGCAGGAGCATAATGAAATATAGTGAGTTTATAAAAGATTTGAAGAAAGTATCTTCTAATAGAGTTCATAAAATAGTCAACTCTTATGGTGTATATGATGCTTATAAATTTTATAGAAAGCATAAACCTAAGCATAAAAAGTTTGTATTAACTGAAAGTCAATACTTTGCCATTATTAGAGAAACTAATAATATGTTAGCAGATTTTTTAGCTAATGGAGAAGATATTAATTTACCTGAAAGGATGGGTAGAATAGAACTAAGAAAGTATAAGTTAGAACCTAAAATATCTGAGGATGGTAGATTAGTTTATAAAGCTCCTATTGATTGGGATTCTACATTAAAACTTTGGTATGATGATGAAGAAGCTAAAGCAAATAAAACTCTTATAAAAATAGAGTCTAAAGAAAATTATAGAGTCATCTATAATAAAAGTAAGGCTCTATATACAAACAAATCTTTTTATATGTTACATATAAATAGAGAATTAAAAAAGAAAATATTTCAAGCAGCAAGTAGTGGAACTATTGATGCTTTTACATTTAAATAATTAATAAGCTATGGCTGAACAATATACAAGTATAAGAGTTATAATGGATAAGTTAATGAGGCATCCTCTATTAGCTGATTTAACTCTTGAAACTGTAGTGGATTATACAGTTGATTTCTTTAGAATAGTAGGAGTACCAAGAATGTTTGTAGATAAAGTAGTTACAATTCCTGTTACTAATTATATAGGTACATTACCTTTAGATTGGATAGATACTATCCAAATATCTTTTAATAATAGAAGGATTAGATACTCTAGTGATAGTTTCCACTTATTACAAGATGGTACTACTACAAATAACCCTGATGTAGGTAATGAAGCTACTTTTGTTATACAGGGAGGTAATATAGTTACCTCAATGAGTGATGGAGAAATAATATTATCTTACAGAGCACTCTTAACAGATAGTAATGGATTCCCTATGTTACCAGATAATAGTAATTTTACCAGAGCTTTAGAAGCTTATATAAAAGTACAAGTATTTACTATACTTTATGATTTAGGTAAATTACATCAAAATGTATTAGCTAATACTCAATCTCAATATGCATTTGCCGTAGGTTCTTGTGAGAATGAATTTAAAAGACTTGATTTATCTAAAGCTGAGACTTTATTTAATTCATTTAGAACTCTTATAATAAGAGACCATCAATTCCAAGAAGGGTTTATTAATAATGGTAGAAAAGAAAATTTTAAACATTAATAGTTATGCAGTTAGATGCAATGCAATTTAAAATTAGAGGTATGCAAAGAGATATTACTGAATCTTCATTCAGTAGTGAATTTGCATATGAAAATATGAATATGTCTCTTATATCAAGAGATTCTAATACATTATTAGCTTTATCTACTGAGAAGGGTAATAAGATAGTAGATATATCTGATGTAGATGATAATAAGATAACACTTAAAGGAGATGCTTTAGGATATGCTATTGTAAAAGATATATTAATTATATTTACTCATAGTACTACATTAGGTGATACAATTTATAAAATTTATAAAGAGAGTGGTGTAATTAAAGGAGTACAGTTATTTAATGGTAACTTAAATCTTGATAATGAGCATCCTATAGAAACTTTATCTTTTTATGAGAATGAAGATATTATAAAAGTATATTGGACTGATTCTAAGAATCAACTAAGATTTGTAAATATAGTATCTTCTAAAGTATATACTAATACATCATTTGATACAGTACAACCATTACAACTAAAAGAAGTAGTTAGTATTGTTAAGAATGATTTAAGTGATGGTATGTTTCCATCAGGAACAGTACAATATGCTTTTACTTATTATAATCAATATGCACAAGAAACTAATATATTTTATGTATCTCCTTTGTATTATAGTACATTTAAAGAAAGAGGTGGTACTGCTGAAGAAAAAATAAGTAATAGTTTCCATATTAACATTACTAACTTAGATACTAAATTTGATTATTTAAGAATATATAGTATAATAAGAACTAGTATAGATTCAACTCCAACTGTGAGAAAAGTAACTGATATCTCAGTTAAAGATAACCTAACAGGTATAATTGATTATACTGATACTAATACAGCTGGTAGTACTATTACTCCCTCAGATTTATTATATGTTGGTGGAGAAGAATTAATAATTGATAATATAGCTCAAAAAGATAATACTTTATTTATAGGTAATATCAAGATTAATAGACCAACTCTACAAACTTTAAATATTATTGATAGAACAATTACTTTTAGTGAAAAGAATTTATACTATGAAGAGTCTAATAACTCTTTTTATGGTTATAAACCTGAAACATTAAGAAATAGAACTTTTATAGATAATGTATCTACTGATGCTTACTCTTCTCAGAAATCTTTTAAAGTTAGAGACACTTATAGATTTGGTATACAAGCTCAACATACATCAGGTAAATGGTCTGAAACTATATGGATTAATGATGTATTAAATACTGTTAATCCTCAAACTTATATAGACTCAAATGGTGTAGTAGTTAAAGGTTCTAAAGCATTCTATACTATTAATGACTCTACTTTAATTTCCACCCTTATAGGATTAGGATATGTTAGGGTTAGAGGTGTTGTGGTTTATCCACAATTAAATGATAGGTCTGTAATAGCACAAGGAATATTAAATCCTACTCTATTTAATGTAGGAGATAGATATAATAATTCAGTAGATAATATAGCTTCATGGTTCTCAAGACCTATAGTTAATGGACCAGTTGAACCTAATATTAATCCTATTAATAATGGTCAATGGAATGAGTTTAGACATGGTTATGGTATACCAGGATGGCGTAGTACTAATGGAGAGATTCAGTGTAATGATGGCACTCCTACTCAACATTATTTGGGAGATGTAGCAACAACTGATTTTGTAAGTTACTATCCTTCTAATTTTTATATAGACCAGTCAGTAATGACTTTAAATTCTCCTGAGATAGAATTTGATGATAATATAAAAAATATTGAGAATAATAATTTTAAATTAAGAATTATAGGGCTTACTAATATAACAGGATTCAATTCTAATTTAAGTATCACTACTTCTACTGCTCCTAAACAAGATGTAGGAGGATTTAGATTTAATAACTTAGGTATCAGAAACTATAGTACTTATGGTTATAAATCTTTAATAACTTCACCAGCATGGAAAGATAGGATTGTAAGAAGTAAAAATGATGATTATAGTGCTACAGACCACGGTAGAACTATAGTTGATTTTATGGTTTATCCTTGGCAAGCTGAAAGGTCATTAAATAATGAACCTGTATCTGTTGTTAATTATAGTGCTAAGTTAGCTAGTAAATTAATGTCTAACTTAAGATATGCAGGTTATAATTCTTATTTAGAATCTGCTAATATTTGGACTCCTACTCATGGAATAACTGATATAAGTGTATTCAATTCAACAGAAAGTGTAATTACTAAAATAGGTTCACCTGAAGAAGATAATTCAAAAATAGTATATAAAGGTAATGTGGATAAAATCATAATGCCTAATACTAATAATACTGATTATGGTAAGTGGAGTAGTTTCCCTATTACAGCTGCTTTTAATGGTGTTATAGATACTATTAATCGTGGTATGTCTTATGATAATTCTATTAATGATGATGAATTACCATTAGATTATAAGATAGGTTATGAGCCTGTAAGAATACAATATAAATCTACACCTCATGCTATATTTGGATTTAAATGGAATAGTGGAGTACAAACTATTGCTCCAAGTTTAAATGGTTATAATAAAGTTAGTACAGATTCTGTAAATTCATTTTGGAGAACAGATGCTTATACTATGAGCCAAGATGATATAACTATAGCTAATAGTGGAAAGAGTGGATTATGGATTGCTGAATTATATAGAGATGATGAAGATATAGCTAATAGATTTGGTGGACAAACTCAAGAAGCTTTTGAAGCTAATACATGGTTACCTTGTGGTGAACCAATATCTTTATTTGGTACTACAGGATTACCTTTAACTACTCTTACAGTTAATTATACTGAGGGAGATACTTTTATACAAAGATATGATTGTTTAAAGACTTATACAGCAGGATTAACTAATGTAAATTCAGTATCAGAAGTAGTATCATTCTTATGTGAGACTCATATAAATTTAGATAGTAGAACTGATAAAAATAGAGGTAACTTAGATAATACTTTAGATACACCTATTAATTTTAATTTATTCAATCCAGTATATAATCAAAGAAATAACTTCTTTACTTATAATGCTTTAAACTATAATAGGTTTAATATAGATAATTTTCCTAATACTATATCATGGACTAAATCTAAAATAGCAGGAGATTTGATAGATACATGGACTAATTTAACTTTAGCTAATACTTTAGATTTAGATGGTGTGTATGGTTCAGTTAATGCTATTAGAAATTTAAATAATGAGTTAGTTGTATTCCAAGATAAAGCTATTGGTACTATACAGTATAATAGTAGAATCCAAGTAAATACTTCAGATGGTGTACCTATTGAAATAGCTAATAGTGCTAAAGTTGATGGTAAAAGATATGCAACTACAACTGTAGGAACTAGAAATAAATGGAGTATAACTCAATCTGATTTTGGTTTATATTTTATTGATAATATTACTAAAGGTATTTATCTATTTAATGGTAATAGACCTGAGTGTTTATCTGATAAATTAGGATTCCATTCATGGTCTAATAATAATATTACTAATGAAATTAGTTGGTTACCAAGTACTTACAATACTTTTACATCTCAATATGATAAAGTAAATAGTATAGTATATTTTATAAATGGAGATTATTGTTTAGGTTATTCAGAATTAATGCAACAGTTTTTATCTTTTTATAGTTATAAAGCTACTCCATTCATGTTTAATGCTTTTGATACCTTCTTATCATTAAGAAGACCTTTCTTAACAGTACCTGATGGAGATACTACTTTATATTTATGGGAACAAAATGCTGGTAAATATGGAGAGTATTTTAATTTTAAACAACCTTTTTGGGTTACTGTTATTGCTAATAAAGACCCTCATAGAACTAAAGTATTTAATACAATAAGTTTTAGAGCTGATACATTTGATTCTAATAATGTGATAAGTGATTTAAAACCATTTGACATGTTAAATGTTTGGAATGAGTATCAGACTGGTAGTAATGAATTAACTGAAACAGCTAATATAAAATCTACTTTAAAACAAAAGTTTAGAGTATGGAGAGCCACTATTCCAACTGATACTTCAAGAAGAATAGGAGGTAATAGACCAGGTAGTTCTCATAGAAGATTTGGTGTAGATAGGATGAGAAATCCTTGGTTATATCTTAGTTTAATAGGTAGTGGACAGACTGAGAATAAAACTGTATTACATGATTTAGTAGTAAACTATACAGTATAAATAGGTAGGGGATAAGTATTTTACTTATCTCCTATTATTTTTTTAATAAAAAACTTGTAAGTGTAGATAATTTTACTTATCTTTGTTTAAAATGATTTGATTATGATTACTAATAAAAAGAATAAAGTTAAAAATAGAAAGAAGGGAAACATATTTGCTTTAGGAGATGAGATGAATTATCTCAAAAATCCTTTAGATGGAGTTACTGTATCTAATCCTTTAGATATGAATTCTATTGTAAATCAAGGAACTACTAAATTAAATTCTTTAGCAAAATCTACTGGAGCATTTGATGGTAACTCTGCTGTTTCTGCTTCTACATCAGGTTTAAGTGCTAGTGGTGCTATGGGTATAGCTTCAGGAGCAATAAATATAGGTTCTGATGTATTTGGTAATATGAAAGTACCTAAAGTAAATAATGTTGCTATTAATGCTAATAGTAATGATGATATTGCTAGTGCATTTGATGCTTATAAACCAGTATCAATAGCTAAAAATAATGTGATGGGTTCTGCTTTAAAAGATGGTATGGCAGGAGCTAGTGCAGGTGCTGCTTTAGGACCTATAGGTATGGGAGTAGGTGCAGGTATTGGATTACTTGCAGGAGGTATATCTTCTATATTTGGTAATAAAGCAAGAGATAATAGAGAACAAGCATTAAGACAACAACAATTGGGTAATTTTAATGCTCAAATTAATAAGGTAGATATAAATAATAGTAATCTAGCTAAATCTCAGTACTTTGCAGATGGTGGGTTTACTGGATTACAAGATGGTAATTATACTAAAACATATCTTAATAATTTAAATGCTTTAGTATCTAATCCTGATACTTTAAGTAGAGCTTTAACAGATTTAAAACCTACAGGTTATATAAATAGTAAAGAAGATTTATTAAAATATGCTCAAGATAAGAATGTAGGTAAAGTACATGAATATGTAAATGCTGCTACTATAACTCCTAAACCAACTAGAGTTGATTATTTAGGAGATTTCCCTGACCCTAATCATAATAATTATTTAAGACCTATTAAATTATCAGATGTTATGAAAGCTAGAGCTACTGACCCAAATGCTTATAAAGGATTTGAAGCATCTACTCCTACTGGAGATATGTTTGCTGAGGGTGGTAATATATCAAGTGGTACTAATGCATTTAGTAATGGTGTTACAGCTTTTAATACAGGTAATACGCATGAACAAAATCCTTTAGGTGGTATACCTCAAGGTATTGGACAAAATGGTAAACCTAATTTAGTAGAAGAAGGTGAAGTAAAATATAATGATTATATTTATAGTAATAGATTAACTCCTACTGATAAATTATTAGAAGAAGTTGGATTACCTAATAAATTTAAGAATAAAACTTTTGGAGATATTGCTAAAGTATTATCAAAAGAATCAGATGAAAGACCTAATGACCCTATTAGTAAAAATGGTTTAGATGATTCAATGAATAAACTTAAACAAGCTCAAGAGATATTAAAAACTAAAAAGACTCAAAGACAACAAAATGCTGCTCAGATTGCTGCTATAAAACAAGGTCAAATGGCACAAACAGCACAACCAGTTGCTCCACAACAAGACCCAACTCAACAAATACAACAACCACAAGAAATGGCTAAAGGTGGACAAGTAAGTAAAGGTGATAGTCCTCAAGGAATTGAGCCTAATATGCAACAAATAATTCAAGAAGTATCACAATGGATTCAACAAGGTATGTCTCCACAGCAAGTTATAAGACAATTAGTAACTGCTGGGATTCCTCAACAACAAGCCATGCAATTAGTACAGCAAGTGTCTCAACAAGTAGCTGCACAAGGTCAACAACAAGGTGGAGGTCAAGGATTACAAGTACCTCAACAAGGTGGACAGCCACAAGGTCAACCACAAATGATGGCATTTGGAGGTAATATATATGCAACACAAGGACAGATGGATTATTTAAATCCTCCTGCTTTAACAGGTATTGATATAGATAAATATGCTCATGACCAAAGTATTTTAGGTAATAGTTTAGGTAATAGAGCTGAAGGTGCTACTCCTATTATACCTGATATTAATGGAGCTATTACTAAAGATGCAAGTAGAGTAACTTATGGTCAAAATATAGCAACTCCTCCTACTAATCCTAGTTTTCTTAATGATACTAATATGGGATATGCTAGGTTTATACCAACAGCTGCTTCAGGTATTGCTACTCTTACAGATGCTTTAGGTGTTACTAATAAACCTGATTATACAGCAGCTAATACTGTAGCAGGATTAAAAGTTAAAGGTCAAACAATTGGTAACTATTTAGGTTATACTCCTATGGATAGAGATTATTATATTAATAAACTTAATGCTAATGCAGGAGCTACAAGAAGTGGTTTAGCTAATGCAAGTGGTGGTAATAGAGCTACTTATGCAGCAGGATTACTTAGTGCTGATAATAATTATAATGAAGGATTAGGAAGTTTAGCACAAAAAGCTGAAGAATATAATTTAGGACAAAGACAAAGAGTTGAAGATTTTAATAGAGGAACTAATCAGTTTAATGCTCAGCAATCTAACTGGGAACAAGGTATTAATAATGAAATGGCTTTTAAATCAGCTATGTTAAAAGACCAAGCTAAATCTAATTTTAATATGGCTAAGAATACTAATAGAAATAACTTTATTGGTGACTTAGGTAATATAGGTAAAGAAGCTGTTAGTAGAGAAATGATTGCATCAAATCCTGCATTATACTATAAAATGTTAATGGATGGACAAGTTGCTTATAAAAATAAGAAAAAGAATGGTGGACCACTTAAAACTAAGAAAGGATTAGATTATGGATTCTAATATGATTGTAACTTCTGCAAGATTTGACCCTTTCTCATATCAAGATATGATGGCTCCTGTAGCTATGGCAGATACAGAACATAAAGCTATACAGGATGATGAGGGTAAATTAGAAACATTAGCAGATGCTTGGAAAGGTAGACTTGACCCTATTAAAGACCCAGTAGCTTACAAACAATATAGTGATTATTTAGATAACTTAAAACAACAATCAAGTGCCCTTGCTTCTAGTGGATTAACCCCCACTAGTAGACAATCACTTGTTGATTTAAAATCAGGTTATTCTAGTAATATTGCTCCTATTGAAGAAGCTTATACTAATAGACAAAAAGGTGTAGCATTCCAAAATGAATTAAGAGCTAGAGATAATTCAGTGGTATTCAATAAAGATTTTTCTAATACATCTATTGATGATTTTATGAAGAATCCTACTCTTACTTCTCAGTATGCTTCAGGTGCAGCAGTATTACAACAGGTTGCTAATCAATCTAAAGAGTTTGCTGATAGAACAATACAAGACCCTAATATTAAAAAACTAGGTCATGGATTCTTAAATATTGTGACTCAAATGGGTGTTGACCCTAATACTATACAACAAGTATTAAATTCTCCTGATGCTGACCCCAATTTAAAAGGTATAGCATTACAATTAAAGAATATTAGAGATAATGCAATAGCTAATAGTGGTGTTACTCAATGGGGTACTCCTGATGCAGTTAATAAGATTAAAGGATTTGCTAATCAAGGATTATATGCTGCTTTAGGTAAAACAGAGAATAGACCTGAGGCAGATTGGTTATTAAGATTTAATATGGAAGAAGCTGCTAAAATTAAAGCAGCAAAAGCCTTACAAGCACCTTCAGGAGAATCAGGGTCTTTACCATTTACCTCTAGTTACTATAATATTAATACTCCAATAGCTAAACAAATTAGTGGTATTAAATCTAAATTGTTTGATGCAAATGGTGTACCATTAAGTACAGCATTTAGTAGAAATGGAAATATTAATCCAGTTGCTCAATATGAGAGTGTAATGGATTATAATAAAAATATTGACAAACAAATAGCAGCAGTATCAGCTAAATATAAATCAATGCCAACTGGTTCATCTTATAATGATATGATGAAGAATCCTCAAAGATACTCTGAAGCTGACTATGACCAAAGAGGTATAGATGTACATCATAAAGAAGTATCTAGATTAATGGCTATGAAAAAACCTACTGTACTTAGTACAGATGATTATAATAATTTAAAATCTTATGGTATTACTACTAAAGATAATTGGAGAGATGTAAAAAATAAAATTGGTTTTACTGAGCAACATGCTCAGACAAGACATACAAGTTATGGATTTGGTCTATCTGATTATAAAGGAGCAGATAATCTTATAACTCAAGCAGTCACATCAGATAATAAGAGTTTAACTCCTATTGGAGATGCTAGTGAAGGTTATAAATTACATACAGATAAAACAGTTAGTTTAAGTGATTTAGAAAAGAATAGAGTAAATCCTGAGAAATCTAAACCTTTAATAACTGATATTAAGTACTCTCCTTTATTTAATGGATTAGTAGTAACTACTCAGAGTGGTAAAGAGTATAAAATTAATCATGTGGTAAGTGATGATTATACTAAGACTATTCAAGATGGAGATAAACTTGTACAAAGTTATATACAACAAGGACGTTTAGACTTAGCTAAAAAAGCTAGTTTACAATTAAGAGATGGTTTATTACAAGTAGTTTCACATGGATTAAATCAAGTTGCAGGAGATACTAATAAAGACCCTTATTCACCTATAGGTAGATAATAAAATAAAAATTATGGCAAAACAATATGTAAATACTGATACAGGAGAAGAATCTGAAAGTATTGATGGATTACAAGGAGTTAACAAAACTAAAAGTAAATATAAAAATGTAGTAACTCAGGATGTTCCAGCACCAACTGGTAATCCTGAGTATGATGCTTTAGACCAAAAAGCTAATCAATTTTTTAATAAACTTAAGTACAATCCTAGAGAAGCTTTAACTGATGAATCTGCTAATCCTACAGATTATGTAGGAGGTAATGGATTTGGTGAATCTGAATATGATTCTGCTGTTAAAAATGAATCAGAAAGAGAAGATTTAGGTAATACAAGAGCATTAGAACAACCTTGGTATGATAAAATAGGTGCAGGTATCTTAAAAGGTACTGTACTTGCAGGTACTACATTAGCTGATGGTTTAATAGGTACTATTGCAGGACTTGGTAATATGGCTAAGGAAGGTACTATGGATAGCTTTGTAGAGAATCCATTTAGTGTTGCTATGCAAGATATTAATAAATGGTCTGAAGAAGCTTTACCTAACTATCAAACAGATGTTGAGAAACAAAATGAAGCTAATGGTCAATGGTATAATAACATATTTACTGCTAACTTTTTAGGTGGGCAACTTAAAAACTTAGGTTTTATGGTTGGTGCAGGACTTGCAGGTGAAATTACTGGTGGTTTAACTGCTAGTTTAATGGGACTTAATGATGCTAGGATGGCATTTGAAGGAGCTGCTGCTGTAGGTAAAACATATGAAGATGTAATTGGTGCTTATAAATCAGGAGATGCAGTATTAGATGGTATAGCTCTTAATAAACAATTATTTGCAGCTGCTAAGACTCTTAAAAATGCAGAACCTGTTATTAAATTAGCAGGGGGTTTAGCAGGTTCATTAGGTTGGGCTAGACAGTCAGCTATAACTGATTCACAAGATTGGTTTAATACTCAACAAGCTAAGATAGGACAAGATAGAGAAGCCTTTAGTGATAAAATACAAGGTACTTTACTTCAAGACCCTGAGTATTATACAATTGCTGAGACAGGTGACCCTACTAATCCTTATGCTAAAGTTCTTAATCAACAAGGTCAAAGTGTATTAGATAAACAAGTTAGTGATAGATATAATTCTAATCTACAGAAAGCTACTGATGATAGAATTAAAATGAGTAATGTTGATTTTGCTATTAACTTACCATTATTAACTGGAGCTGAGATATTTCAATTTGGTAAAGCTTATGCAGGTGGATATAAAAATGCTAGAAAATTAGCTCCTTTTATAGAAAAAACTATAGGAGAAGAAGGAGAAAGTTATGCTGCTAAATTACCTAGCAAATTACAACAATATGCTAAGATGGCAGCTAATCCTTTAGTAGCAGGTAATCAATTAATGATGATGAATGCTGTAGCTACTGGAGTAGGTAATAAATTTGGAGATGAATTAGATAACTTTTTATCAGGTAAAATAGATAACAAAAGTACTGAATCAACTGACCAATATATAACTTCTATAGCAAGTAATCTTGTTCAAGGAGCTAAAGATGTATATGGTAATCCTTCTAAATGGGAACAATTTATTATAGGTGCTTTTGCAGGTGTTGT